AATAAAGTTAGTAAGCAAAACAAAGTCTTCATAAATTTAGAAATACTTAAAAAAGCTTTCAGTACAAACGGACTCCTAGCCTACAAAATAGAGAATTTAGTTAAAGAGTTAGAAGAATTAGTAAATACTTATTTAGCTGAATTTTCTGATGGCAGATTTACGCTTGAATTTGTGGTTTCAAATGACAAATTAAATGTACAAATAACAGACAATGGTAAAATAGTAGATATTCTAGCATTGTCATCCGGAGAACTAGCCCGAGTAAATACTGCAACATTAATAGCAATTCGTAAGTTAATGAGTAGTATTTCTAAGTCAAGAATTAATATACTATTTTTAGACGAAGTAGTAAGTGTATTAGACGATTTGGGAAGGGAAAAACTTGTAGAAGTTTTAACTGAAGAAGAAAATCTAAATACCTATGTAGTTAGCCATGGCTGGACACATCCATTACTAGAAAAGATAGAAATAGTAAAAGAAGAAAATATAAGTAGGTTGTATTAATAATGGTAGATTCAAGAGCAAAAGGCGCAAGAGGTGAATATTTAGTAAGAGATATGTTACGAGAGTATACTGGGTTAAAATTTGAAAGGGTTCCAGCTTCCGGCGCACTAGAGTATCTAAAAGGTGACCTCTATGTACCCCACGCAAAGAACCATTACTGTATAGAAGTAAAAAATTATTCAGAATCTCCCCTAACAGACAGAATGTTTACTGCTGAAAAAACTAATAATCTTATTCGGTGGTGGAAAAAATTAATAACACAAGCAGAACACGGAAACCAACAGCCTCTGTTATTTTTTAAATATAACAGGTCAAGAGTATTTGTAGTAACTGAACACAAACCAAAAAAGTGTAAATATATGTTTATATCTTGGTTAGATTGTTATGTATTACTGGCCGAAGAATGGTTGAGACAAGAACATATAGAGTTAATAGAAAATGGCGTTTAATTTTTCAAAAGTATTAGATAAAAATCCTGGTTCAGTATTAATAGTAGACTCTTTAAATTTAGCTTTTAGATGGAAGCACCAAGGCAGAACAGACTTTTGTGAAGAATATATAAAAACAGTAGTCTCTCTTGCCCATTCTTATAGATGTGAAAATATAATCATTACTTCAGATTTAGGAACATCTACATATAGAAAAGACATAAGTGCTGATTATAAGCAGAGTAGAAAAGAAAAATACGCACAACAAACCGAGGAAGAGAAAAAAGCATTTGAAGATTTCTTCGAAGAGTATGAAAAAACTTTAGTAGAATTATCTAAACAATGTCCTGTATTTAGATTTAACGGAGTAGAAGCAGATGATATTGCTGCATACTTAGTGAAATATAAAGATAAGTTTAAGTTTGAAGAAATTTGGCTCATATCTAGCGATAGAGACTGGGATTTACTCATTCAAGAAGGGGTTTCCAGGTTTTCTTATGTTACGAGAAAAGAAGTAACTGTAGATAACTGGAGCGAACACTATGAAGTAACCCCAGATGAGTACATATCTTATAAGTGCTTAATTGGAGATAAAGGAGATAATGTAGCGGGAATTACAGGCATAGGCCCTAAACGCGCTGCTACTCTTATAACTGCATATGGTAGTGCTATGGATATCTATGACCAAATACCTATAGACAGTAACTATAAGTTTATTCAAGAACTTAACTCGAATGGCGAAGTATTACTTACAAATTATCAATTAATGGATTTAATAACATATTGTGAAGACGCAATCGGAGCTGATAATACAGCAGAAATAGATCGGAGACTTATAGATGGAAATTTCCTACAACAGGGATAAATACTTGTCTGAGTTCAGTATAAAAACTCTGAACGATAGATATATGCTAGATGGTGAGATGTCTCCCCAAGATGCTTTTGCACGTGCTGCAATGGCATTTTCGGATGATGAAGAGCACGCTCAAAGATTATATGATTATGCTAGTAAACTTTGGTTTATGTTCTCTACTCCCGTTTTAAGTAATGGGGGTACTGAAAGAGGTATGCCTATAAGTTGTTTTTTAAATCATGTAGAAGACAGCAGGGGCGGAATAACATCTCACTATACTGAGAATGCTTTTCTATCCTCAGTAGGTGGGGGTATTGGAGGAGACTGGAGCAGCGTTAGAGGAGTAGGTTCCTCAACAAGTAACGGCTCTGAAAGTACGGGAGTGATTCCGTTTTTGAAAGTAGTAGATGGGGAAATGTTAGCATTTTCTCAAGGTATAACTAGGAGAGGAAGCTATGCAGCCTATTTGGACATATCTCACCCAGAAATGGAGGAGTTTCTCGATATTCGTAAGCCAACTGGAGGTGATATTAATAGAAAATCTATTAATTTGCATCACGCTGTTGTTATTACTGATGACTTCATGCGTCTAATAGAAGGCGCAACAAGAGAAGAAAACTTCGATGATTCTTGGGATTTAATCGACCCACACACTGGAAAAGTAGTCAAAACTGTACCCGCTAAAACACTGTGGGTAAAACTTATACAGAATCGTGTAGAAACTGGCGAGCCGTATATAATGTTTAAAGATACAGTTGACAAGGCTTTACCAGAATTTCAACAAAAATTAGGACTAAAAGTACATCATTCTAACCTGTGTTCAGAGATTACACTACCCACAGACGTAGACCGAACGGCTGTTTGCTGTCTATCAAGTGTAAATCTGGAGGAATACGATGAGTGGAAAAATAATGACTTATTTATCCCAGATCTCATCAGAATGTTAGATAATGTACTTGACCACTTCATCCATAACGCTCCATCAGAACTACATCGAGCAGTCTACAGCGCTAGGCAAGAAAGAAGCCTTGGGTTGGGGGCGATGGGATTCCATGCATATCTACAAAGACACAGTATCCCGTTTGAATCAGTTATCGCAAAAGTTAGGAACAAAAGTATGTTCCATGAAATAAAAAGGAAAGCAAATGAAGCTACAAAAATTTTGGCAAAAGAGCGGGGAGAGTGTCCTGATGGTATTGGCTATGGCGTTCGCAATTCCCATTTATTGGCTATTGCTCCTAATGCTAGCAGCAGCATTATTTGTGGTAACACTAGCCCAAGCATTGAACCCTACCGCGCTAATGCATTTGTACAAAAAACTAAGACAGGAAGTAGTCTCCTCAAAAACGAATATTTAGAACATTGTTTAGATGAAATTGGTATGAATACTGATGAAATATGGCAAAGTATCATTACCCACGATGGTTCAGTACAGCATTTAGATTTTTTAGACAAAGATACAAAAGATATATTTAAGACCGGAGTAGAGATAGATCAAAGATGGATTGTAGAATTTGCAGCTGATAGACAAGAACACATTTGTCAGAGCCAATCTCTTAATTTATTTTTTCCGGCAGATGTTTCAAAGCAAGAACTCCATGCCGTACATATGATGGCTTGGAAAAAAGGAGTAAAAACGCTATATTATTTAAGAAGTGAGGCTATAAAACGCGCAGATAAGGTATCTGATGAAGCTCTTAGACAGTATATATTTGATTCAATTTCAGAAGAAACGTGTTTAGCGTGCGAAGGTTAATATGGGATTATTAGACGAACGAAATTATTACAAGCCTTTCAATTATCCATGGGCATTTGAAAACTATAAACTTCAACAACAAATGCATTGGCTACCAAGTGAAGTAAATTTAGCAGATGACCTGCGAGACTACAAGGAAAAATTATCAGTAGAAAATCGAAAATTAATTACTCAAATTTTTAGATTCTTTACACAAGCAGACGTAGATGTATGTGCTGGATACGCAGAACATTATCTCCCTAACTTCAAACAACCAGAAGTTAGAATGATGCTAGCTTCTTTTGCATCTATGGAAGCAGTACATCAAGAAGCATATTCGTTATTACTAGAAACATTAGGATTCGGAGACGAAGAATATCAGATGTTTTTAGAATATCAAGCAATGTTAGATAAACATGAATATTTAAGTAATTTTGGCACAAGAAATCCTACTGATTTAGCCAAAACTATGGCTATTTATTCGGCTTTTACAGAAGGAGTACAATTATTCAGTAGTTTTGCTATTCTTTTAAATTTCCCACGACACAACTTAATGAAAGGCATGGGACAGATAGTTACTTGGTCTGTTCGAGATGAAAGTTTACACGTTGAAGGAATGACACAGTTATTCCGTACATTTATTAAAGAAAATAAGTACATATGGAATGATGATTTAAAGTATGAAATCTATTGTGCCGCAGAAAGAACTGTAGAACTAGAAGATTCTTTTATTGATTTATGTTTTGAAAACGCAGAAGTACCCGATCTTACAGCCGAAGAGGTGAAAGAGTATATTAGATATATTGCGGATAGACGTTTACTAGGACTAGGTATGAAAAAGATATTTGGTAGCACTACCAATCCTCTAACCTGGTTAGATTATATGTTAAACGGTGTAGAGCATACGAACTTCTTTGAAAATCGAGCGACAGAATACTCCAAAGCCAGTACAACTGGGAATTGGAAAGATATATTCAAATAAGCAGTTTTAAGACGTACTTAGGTCGGTCCCAAGGTAGTGGGACTAACCTAAGTATTGATCTTACTTATAATGATGCCACATACGCGTCAAAATCCATAACAGGAGACTGACTTAATATTGAAGTATCATTGTAAGTCGCTGGAAGCCCTCTCAAATACGCCCTATATTGAGACATATTTGTAGTAGCAGGGCGATCAGATACCATATATGCATCAGTATCTCTTAGATATATATTTCTCTGATTGCGTAAATGTTCCCAAGCATCTGATAATGTAACAGCATCAAATTCTGCTGTTTTTTCTGCATCAGTCAAAGCTCTAACAGAACTAGTGCCTGTATCATATGTTAGAGCTTTTCCTACATCATCAGCAGGCACTTCTTTCCAGCCCGCATCTCCACTATGATCCGCTGCATC